GAAAAACATCAAATTCAATTAGATCAATGATAGCTATTTTAAGAATATTTAAGTATTGCAGAAAAAGGATAATTAAATTAAGTATAGAAAATAGACAACTTAAAATGCAATTACAATATCTTAGAGCAACATTAACTAAAGATGAATTTACAAAACATTAAATATGGTAGAAAAAAGATTAATGTTAGATTTGAAATATTAAAAAATTTATATGGTTATTTTGAAACTGAAAAAGAGTTATTAGTGATTGATAAAAGAATAAAAGGTTTAAAATTATTTGATACTATTATTCATGAATTATTTCATATTGTAATACATTTTGAAAATGTTAATGTTAAAATTAAATCAGAAGAAAAAATTGCTATTGCTGTAGGAAATGGATTTACAAAGATATTTAAACAAAACCCAAGTTTATTAAAAAAACTTTATAATTTAATATGAAAATTGAATTAATTAATTTAGATACATTAGTTCCATTTATTAATAATCCTAGAAAAAGTTTAAATGTTGATAAAGTTGCTTCATCTATTAAAGAATTTGGATTTCAACAACCTATTGTAATTAATAAAGATAAAACTATTCTTGCTGGTCATACAAGATATTATGCATCTAAAAAATTAGAATTAAAACAAGTTCCATGTGTTATTGCTGAATTAAATGATATTAAACAAAAAGCATATAGAATAGCTGATAATAGAGTTGCAGAAGATAATAAGTGGGATTTTCCTACATTAAATTTAGAAATAGAAGCTTTACAAGAAAACAACTTTAATATTGATGTCTTAGGATTTGAAATAGAAGAATTAAAAAAATTTATGAATAATCCTGATAATTTTGAACCATCTAATAAAGATGATCAATCTAATTTAGATACAGAAACAGAAGGAATTTGTAGTAAGTGTGGACAAAAATTGGAAAGATAAACCTTTATTTATAGATTATTGCAATCATAAAACATCACAATATGCAGTAACTAAATGGCATTATTCAAAAATAGTACCTGGTGGAAGATTAGTTAGGTTTGGAGTTTGGGAAAAAGGTAAATTTATAGGCACAATTTTATATGGTTGTGGTGTTAATAAAGATATAGGAAAATTTATTAATTTAAAAATGCATGAAATATCTGAATTAGTTAGAGTTGCATTAGATAATCATAATAATCCTGTTTCTAAAATAGTTAGTTTTAGTATGAAAAAATTAAAAAAAGATTTTCCTAATATAAAAGCTTTAGTTTCGTATGCAGACCCAGAACAAGGGCATCAAGGAACTATATATCAGGCTATGAACTGGTATTATATTGGTGATACTGCTCCAAATGTAAAATATAGAAAAAATGGTAAATTTTATCACCCTAGAACATTAGCAAATAGAGATTTATCAGAATATGAAAAAGTAAGAACAAAACCTAAATATAAATATTGTTATTTATATAATAAAGATTTAATGAGTAGAATTAAAAGTTTGATTAAGAAATATCCTGCGTAGGCTTTAGAAAGGCTAGATGGTACCCCCATTTAGATAGATGGTGCAATTCCAATCCCTACGCTCCACACTTGAAATTAAACTAAAAAAAGACATAATAGAGTAAATGGCAAGACCACTTAAAAAAATAGACCCTGAAGCTGTAAAGAAATTAGCGCAATTACATTGTACTTTTGACGAGATTGCAGAATTTTGTGAAGTTTCTACTAAGACATTACAAAGGCATTATGTCCACCTTATAAAAAAGGGACGAGAGATGGGCAGAATTAGTTTAAGGAGAGCACAATTTGAGAAAGCTTTATCAGGTAATGTAGTTATGCAAATATGGTTAGGTAAACAACATTTAGATCAAAGAGATAAAATAGAACAAACAAACTTTAATGAGCCTTTACCATTAATTATAAATGCTAAGCCTGATGAAATAGACGATGGCAAAAAGTAAAGGGAATGTATTTGGTGCAGTTATTAACTACACTAAAACAGAAAAAGGAACCTCTATTGGTAGGCGAAAAATAACTTCAACACTTAATAAACATAAACGAAGACAACAAGGAAAAGGGAAATATCGTGGACAAGGAAAATAAAATAGGAGAAAATGTTAATCTTAAATTAAGATTAGAAAAAGAAAAAATAAAAGAAGAATTAGAACAAGTTAAAATACAAAGAGATGTAGCTTTAAGAAAATTAAACAAAGCATTAGAAATTGTAAAGGCATTAAATAATTTAATTAAATCATGAGTGAAAAAAGATCAAATTTTTATCCTACAGGAGAAATTATAGATTATTCCTTACCTCAATCATTTACTAAAGCATTAAAAGGAAATAGCTGTGGAGATTGTGGATTATATTCTAACAAAAGATCATTCTGTGGTAGGTGGGGTGCTAAAGGTGTTAAAGATACTTATGTATGTGATGAATGGCGAAAACGATACTTCAAAAGATAACAGAAGAATTAGATACTATTGCTAATCTTTATAATAAAACTAAAGATAAAAAATATAAGTTATCTTGGTATAAATTACTCGATAAATTAAAATATCTATGATATTTAGTTTTTATGGCTAAATTTAAAGGTAGATCAGTAAAACTTAATAAACCCATGCGTGGCGATGTTAAGAAATTTAAAGTATTTGTAAAGAATAGGAAGACAGGCAGAGTAGTCAAAGTTAATTTTGGCGATAAGAAGCTATCTATCAAAAAGAATATCCCAGCTAGAAAAAGATCATTTATGGCAAGATTTAGACCAATACTTGCTAAAGCTAAACGATCAGGCAAACAATTAAATACTACTCCTGTTTATTGGGCAGTTAAATCATGGCAAAAAGGTTTTAAACTATGATAGATAAATTTTTTTATAAGATTTTTGGAATGGTAGATGATTTTATGGGTTATATATTTGATAGGTTTGTATCTGATGCACCTAAAAAGAAAAAAGATATTAATGTAAAATCGCCAGACAATAGAATGAACTTTCCTAAGGAATAAATATGGAGTGTGCTTATATGAACTATTACTTTACAGGAATGTTAATTATATGTTTTGTGTTACTAGCTTTTTGTGTGAGGCCAATGTGAGTAAACCACTAACGATTTCTGAAGAAGCAAAAGTTTCAATGCCTATGAAAACAGTAGCATCTTTAATAGGTATGGTTGCAATAGGAACTTGGGCTTATTTTGGTTTAATTGAAACTCAGAACCAACATCACACAAGACTACAATTAATGGAAGCTGATCTTGAAAAGAATACAGAGTTTAGAATCAAATGGCCAAGAGGTCTTATGGGCTCTTTACCAGCAGATAGCGAACAGTTTATGCTAATCGAGGATTTATATAAACAAGTTGAAAAACTACAATCAACTCAAGAACAAAATATGAGTAATAAAGTTAATATCGAGTTTATTTCTAAACAACTTGAAAAGGCATTAAAAGATATTGAGAAATTAAAAGATAAACAAAGGGAATTTGCAAATGGAAACAGTTATTAGTAGTGTTGTTGCTCTTTGTATGTTTATAGCTGGAGAATTAAAAGAACACAGAATACAACAATCAATGAGTGAATGTTTAAAAGGTAAAAGACTTGCTGAAAGAGATATAAATGTAAATGTTCAATATATGTGTGGCAAAGTACAAGCTGAATTAGAAGAAAATATAGATGGAAGTAAATCAATTAAAAAGATAGTATCTAAAGAATGAAATTCGTTCTAGCTTATACTATCTGCTCTGCAATTACAGGATTCTGTAATACTCCAGCAGTACACCCTATTAAATTTAACACATGGACAGATTGCACTAAAGCTGGTGCTACTGTTACAATTAAAGTAACTAACGAATACAAAGAAAAATTTAACAAAGAAAAATTATATATATCTTATTTTTGTAATGAACATAACACTAACGAAACCCCAACATAAAGTTTCATCAAGTAATAAAAGATTTAGAGTATTAGTATCAGGTCGTAGATTTGGTAAAACCTATTTATGTATTACTGAAATGATGAAGTATGCAACACAGATTAATAAAAAAATATGGTATGTAGCACCTACATTTAAAATGGCTAAAGAGATCGTATGGTCTAATTTAAAAGATATGCTTTCACAATTTAACTGGATAGAAAATATTAATGAATCTAATATGACTATAACAATCAAAAAAACAGGTAGTAAAATATCTTTAAAGGGTTGTGATAATTATGATGGTCTGCGTGGAGTAGGATTAGACTTTTTAATATTAGACGAATTTGCTGATATTGAGGAAAAGGCTTGGACAGAAGTTTTAAGGGCTTCTGTATCTGACACTGAGGGAGATGTACTAATGTGTGGGTCACCAAAAGGCTATGGTAACTGGTCGTATAGAATGTACCTTAAAGGACAACAGGGCGACAAGGAGTGGGATTCATTTCAATTTACTACCTTGCAAGGTGGAATGGTATCAAAGGAAGAAATAGAGCAAGCTAAACAAGATATTGATATTAGAACTTTTAGACAAGAGTTTGAGGGTACATTTGAGAATTATGCTGGTAGTGTTTATTATAATTTCCACCCTGTAGAAAGTGTAGTTAAAAAAGAAATAGATTGGACAAAACCATTACATATTGGCATGGACTTTAATGTGGACCCAATGAGTGCTTGTGTAGGACAAATAGAAAAAGATAAAATATTTTTTTTAGATGAGGTTATAATTTATTCAAGCAATACTGATGAAATGGTAGAAGAAATAAGAAACAGATATGGAACTAAAATACCTATTTTTATTTATCCTGACCCAGCTTCAAGGCAAAGAAAGACATCTGCTGGTGGTAGGACTGATTTAAGTATTTTACAAAATGCAGGATTTAAAGTTAAATGTAAATTAAAACACCCAGCTATCCGAGATAGGATAAATGCTGTTAATAGCAAACTAAAAGATTCTAATGGTAATAGGCATATTTTTGTTTCACAATCGTGTAAAACTATTGTAAAAGGATTGCAACGACAAATTTACAAGGAGAATACGAATATTCCTGATAAGGAAGATGGTTTTGATCACATGAATGACGCAATAGGTTATATGATTGATTTTTTAAAACCTCTTACAACTCAGGCAGTATTTTCCAGACCAACAAGATGGGCAATTAAATAGTTATGGCATATACTCGAGATCAAGCATTAGACACTCATAAAGACTATTCAGAAACAGTTAATAATTGGGAATATTACATTAGATCATATAATGGTGGTTATGACTATATGATTGGTCAATATCTTAATAGATACAACCTTGAATTAGATAACGAGTTTAATCAAAGATTAGCAAACACTCCATGTGATAATCATTGTAAAAATATTATTCAAATTTATTCATCATTTTTATTTAGAGTTAGACCAAGCAGAGATTTTGGTTCTATGCAAGATGAAGCAAGTTTAGAATCATTCTTAAAAGATTCTGATTTAGAGGGTAACAATTTAAACTCTGTAATTAAACAAGCACAAAACTATGCATCTATTTATGGTCATTGTTTTTTAATGTTAGATAAACCAAATGTAACTACCAACACTAGAGCAGAAGAATTAGATCAAGATATTAGACCATACTTATCAATCGTTACTCCTGAAAATGTTTTAGATTGGAACTTTGAAAGACAAGTTAATGGTAAGTATGAATTAAATTATTTAAAAGTTAGAGAAGAAGTCGATAAGAATGGGGGAACTTACATGAGAATTTGGTATCCTGATAAAATAGATACTATCTACATGGAAGAAAGATCAGAGCCTAGATTGATAGATACTGTACCTAATATGATTGGTAAAATACCAGCAGTAATTTTATACAATGCTAAATCACATAAAAGAGGAATAGGTCAATCGGATTTAACTGATATTGCTGATTTACAAAAATCTATCTACAACGAATACTCTGAAATGGAACAACTAATCAGATTAACTAACCACCCGTCATTAGTTAAAACTCCAAGTGTAAATGCTAGTGCTGGTGCTGGTGCAGTAATAGAAATGCCTGATGAAATGGAACCAAATTTAAAACCATATTTATTACAACCATCTGGTCAGAATTTACAAGCTATTATGGAGTCTATAAATAACAAAGTAGATTCAATAAATAGAATTGCTCATACAGGTGCTGTTAGAACTCAAAAGACAGGAATAACATCTGGTGTTGCATTACAAACAGAATTTGAATTATTAAATGCTAGACTATCTGAGAAAGCTGACAACTTACAAATAGCAGAAGAACAACTATTTAGATTATATGCTTTATTCCAAGATGCTACATTTGATGGAGAAATTAATTATCCAGATTCATTTAACATTAGAGATTATGCAAGTGATCTAATGTACTTCCAACAAGCTAAAGCATTAAACATTGGTTCATCTACATTTGCTAAAGAAGTTGACAAAGAAATTGCTAGAGCAGTTATTGATGATGATGAAAAGTTAAACGAAATTTTTGAAGAAATAGATCAAGCAAAAGAAGTAGGTCAGTTTACACAAGACGAGCCAGCACAAGTAGATCAAGAAGTAGAACAAGAACAGATATAATGAATGTCCGATATAGTCAAAGATGCTACACTTTATAGAATTAAGCAGATAGAACTTGCTGAGGCAGAATATTATAAATCATTAATTAAAACTTTAGACAGAATAGAACGAGAAGTAGTTGCAGTTGCTTCAAGATTACCTTTAACAGATGGAAAGTTAATTGAACTACAGTCAGCTATAGCAATTAGACCACAAATAAAATCTATCTTAGAAAAAGAATATCTTAAATGGTCAGATACAGTTGTTAGAGAGGGTTTTAATAAACAAGCTAAAAGAGTTAATAAATCATTTAAAGCTATATTAGAAAAAGCTAGAATAAGAAATAAATTATCAGCAGAAGATTTGGCTAAATTTTCAGAACTTACTAAAGGAGATTTAGCATTAGTTAAAAACTTAAAACAACAATATTTTACGCAATTTAAAGATGTATCTAATACATTTACTAGAAGATTGTCAGAAAAGGTTTATCAGAATACATTAGTGGGTAGTGAGTTTGCAATATTAGAAAAGGAATTAAGACAAACAATCAATGGTATTTATGCAAGTGCAGATGACCCAGAAGCACAATCTTTAATAGAATATATAAATGAAAATAAGTTCGATAAATCAAAAAAAACAATAGTAGAACAAAAAATACAGCTTTTACAGTCAAAATTTGCTAGAGATCGTGCTGGTGAAAACATGAAAAGATATGCTGGTCAAATACTTAATGATTCATTAAGGGATTTTGATGCAACCCTTAATTTTAATAAATCAAATGATGCTGGCTTAACTTATGTTAAATATTATGGAGATGTAATACCTACCACTAGAGAGCATTGCAGAAAGATAATTAATGGGGTATATGATAAGAGGAAAAGTGGACTTTTCACAATTGATGAAGTCAATTCACTTTGGACAAGTAGAAGTTGGAAAGGCAAGAAGTCTGGAAATCCTTTAGTTGTTCGTGGTGGTTATAATTGTCGTCATCAATGGTCTTATGTCAATCCTGATTGGTATGACACTAAAGGCGAACTAATAATATAACAATAGGAGAAACAATGTCCGAAGAAAAAACAAATGTTGCACCAGAAGTAGCAACTGAAACTAAAGAAGAAGTAAAAGTAGAAGAAACAAAACAAAATACTTTTACGCAAGAACAATTAGACAATATAATTAAAACAAGACTTGAAGCTGAAAAATCTAAATACGAAAAGAAACTTCAAGAAGAAGAAAAACAAAAACAAGAAATCTTAAAACAAGAACAGCTTAAAGAAGCCAAAACTAAGCAAGATTTAGAAAAGATAATGCAAGAAAGATTATCTGAAAAAGAAAAAGAATTGCTTAATTATAAAACTCAAATTAAAAAAGAAAAAGTAGATAATTCAATACTATCTATTGCTAATAGAGAAAAATCTATTAACGCACAGCAAGTAGTGTCTTTATTAAAAAATGAAGTTAGATACACAGATGATGGTCGTATAGAAGTAGTTGATAATAATTCTAATGTACGATATAACGCAAATGGAGAACTACTTAGCATTGAAGATCGTGTTAAAGAGTTTTTAGATAGCAACCCACATTTCCGTCAAGGGTCATTGTCAGGTTCAGGAAGCCAGAGTGCTATTGGTGGTCAAACTGTTAAACCTTTTAAACTACAGGACTTAGACTTAACAAAGCCAGAAGATCGTAAAGCCTATGCAGAATATAGGAAGAAACGAGATTCAGGTGCTGTTGAGATTAAATTAAACAATTAAACTTAATAGGTAATTAAAATGGCAAACGAAAGTACAAGTTCTACACTATCAGAACTATATACAGAGATAGTTGCAGAAGCACAATTCGTAGCTTCTGAAAAATCCATTATGAGAAACTTAGTTAAAAACTATGCTATCTCAGGTGGTGGTAAAGCAGTTGAAGTTCCTGTCTATGCAAATGTAAGTGCGGCGGCAGTATCAGAAGCAACTGACTTATCAAACACAGCAATCAACCCAAGTTCAGTAACTATTACTGCATCAGAGGTTGGTGTTATGACTACTCTAACTGACTTAGCAAGAAACTCAGCACCAAGAAATGTTGCTGGAGATATTGGTAAATTGTTTGGAGAAGCACTAGCAAGAAAACAAGACGCAGATTTAACTGCATTGTTTGATGGCTTTTCAACTGCATTAGGAGATGGAACAGGTGCAATAGCATCTGCATCTATCTTTAACGCACTTTCAACTTTAAGAGAAAATGCTCTTAACATTGACGATTGTGCAGTTGTTCTACACCCTAAAATCGCTTATGACTTAAAAGCTGGTTTGACTAATACTTTTGCAAACGCAAATGCAAATGACTTATCAAACGAAGCATTAAGATCAGGTTTTGTTGGTAGATTAGCTGGTATGCCTGTCTTTGAAACTTCAAACATTGCTAATACTGGTAATGCTGGAGATTACAAAGGTGGTGCATTCCACAGAGATGCACTTGCAATCGCTATGATGCAAGATGTTAAAATTGAAACTCAAAGAGATGCGAGTTTAAGAGCAGATGAAATTGTTGCTACATCAGTTTATGGTGTTGGCGAAATTCATGACTCTTATGGTGTTGAATTACACTTCGATTCATCAATCCAATAATAGGATACTTTGTGAGGGTGGGAAACTGCCCTCGCAACTAACAAAGGAGATACAATGGTTAAATTAGTATTATCAAACGAAAAAATGATTACTCTTAAAAGAGGTAATAAAACAATCACTAGAACTGAATTAGATTATGAAACAAATAAAGTTATGTATGATTTTAGAGGTTTTAAAGAAGTACAAGATGATGTAAAAGAAAATATTAAAGAAGTTGATAGAACTTTTGAAAACGAAGCAAAAGTAATACCTTTAAAAAAGAAAAGAAAAACAAGGAAGAAAAAAGATGAATAAATGGATTTGGCTAAAGACTAAGAAAAAAATTAAATGGATATGGATTAAAGCTAAAAACAATCCAATGTATTCTATTCCTGTAATTTGTTTAATCGCTTATTTAGTTTGGAGTAATTAATGGCTAATTATACAGGTGCAAATGTTATTACAACATCAGATGTTCAAAAGTATCAACCTGACGCATTTGATTTTGGTATTTCTACAACTGCTACTGAAACAACTAATTTTTTAGCACAAACTACAAATGATATTTTAAGAGCATTAAGAGTAGAATGGTGGCCTGTATATAAAACAAATATATTTACAGATATTACAGTTTTAAATACTGCTGAAATGGTAAATACAAAAGTTAATTTAGATCAGTTTGAACGTGCTGGTGTTTATTTATTTCTTGGTAGATTTTATTTACCAGCATTAACTAAATTTAGACCAGAAACAGAAAAAGATAGATTTGAAAGAATGCAAGAATATTACATGAGCCAATACAATATCGAATGGAGAATGATATTAGAAGATGGTGTAGAATATGATGTAGATGCAGATGGAACTATTGTATCTAATGAGAGAGAACCTTTACATGGATTTAGAAGATTGACTAGATAATGGCTTTAGATTTAAAAATACAATCTAATAACAAACAAGTAGCAAGAAAATTTAAAAAATTTCAATCTGTATTATCACGAGTTATAGACAAAGGGCTTAACCAAGCTGGTTTTCAATTATTAGATATTATTAGAACTAAAACAAAAAAAGGAATTGATTTTAACGATATACCCTTTGCACCATATTCAGAGGGTTATTTAAAAAAATTAAATAAAGAGGGTAAATCAACAAATGTAGATTTATTTTATTCTGGTCGTATGCTAGGTAGTTTAACTCCATCATCTACTATAAAAAAAACAGCAAGAAATAAAGTATCTCTATCTTTTAACAATTCTCAAATGAGACAAAGAGCATTATTTAATCAAGTTTTAAATTCTCCACAAAGAAAATTTTTTGGCTTTAACAATAGAACAGAAAAGATTATAAGTAAGCAATTTAACAGATTTGTAGAAAAAGAATTAAGAAAGTTTAGAATATGAGTGTAAGAGAAAACATAGCATCTAATTTATTGACAGTTATATCTAATATATCTAGCCCAATAACTATAAGAAAAGCTACAAGACAACCTTTTTTATTAGATGAATTATCAGAGCAACAATATCCAGCAGTAATAGTTCAAACATCTGAAGAAAATAGAGATGATTCTGAGATGGGTAGTGGTGCTAAAACAAGACATGGTACTATTGATTTTGTAATATCTGGCTTTGTAAAAGGTTCTGATTCTAATATTGATACTAAGAGAAATGAATTAATTACAGCTATTGAAACTGCGATAGAAATTGATATTACTAGAAGTGGTAATGCACTTGATTCAGAAGTTGTTCAAGTAGAAACTGATGAGGGTTCTTTATTTCCTATTGGTGGCATTAGAATGACAATAAGATGTATGTATGAATATCAGGCAGGTACACCATAATGGCTAAAGCAGATCAATTAATAGATAAGTTAGAAAATAAACTTGATGACATTGAAAAAATGGTTGATGAAATTTCTTTAATGATTATGGACGCAAGAAAAAAAATAGACAATTACAAAGAAAACGAAAGTATAGAAGATTTTCCTGAATTAGATGAGTTCAATGAACTTGACGGAGAAGAAGAAAACTAATAAAAGGACTTATGGCTAAAGATATTAAATTATATAAAGGTAATGAAGAAACTACAATTAATGAAACTAACCTTGAATATTTTTTAAGTTTAGGCTATAAGCAAGAAAAAGAACAACAACAATCTAAAAGTAAAAAGGATAAGAAATGGCAACACATCACGGAAAAGAAGGAGTTGTAACAGCTGGTGGAACAGCAGTAGGGGAACTTACTAGCTTCACACTTGAAACAACAGGAGATGTAGTAGAGGATACAGCTTTAACAGATGCAACTAAATCATTTGTTGCTGGTAGAACATCATTCTCTGGTACTTTAGAAATGCACTTTGATGAAACAGATACACCTCAAACAACTTTAGTTGCTGGTGCTTCAATCTCATTTATTTTATTACCTGAGGGTAATGCAAGTGGAGACAGAAGTTTTGCTGGTACAGGAGTTGTTACAGGAATGTCAGTTAATAACTCAATGGACGCAATAGTTTCAAGAACTGTTACTTTTCAAGGAACTGGTGCACTTACAATAGGTACTGTATAATCCTAATTTATGTCAGTATTAGATCATGCTCGTTCTCACTTTGAGAATATTGGTATTCAATCTATTGAAATTCCTGAATGGAAAGATGAACATGGGAAACCCAGCATTATTTATTGGAATCCTATAAATCTTTACGAAAAGAATGTCCTTTTTAAAAAATCTGGTAACATGTCTGAAGCAAGTATTCTTGCAGATATTCTTGTATTGAAAGCCTTAGATAAAGATGGAAATAAAATGTTTAAGCCAGAGGATAAAATGGCTTTAATGTATAAAGTAGATGCTGATGTTATAGCTAAAATATCAAATGCTATGGTTCAAAATCTTAGTCCCGAAGAAGTAAAAAAAAACTAAACTCATCACCTGATTTAAAGAATTTACTTATTGTTGCTGATAGGTTAAAAATAACATTATCTGAACTTTTAAAAATGGAAGTTTGGGAGTATAATCATTGGCTAGGTTATATGATGATTGAACAAGATCAACATGAATCAGTTATAAGGAAAGCAAAACATAAATAATGGCACAAAATCTTAAAATAAATATACTTGCACAAGATAAAACTAAACAAGCCTTTAATGGTATTAGAGGTAGATTAGATAAATTAAAAAGTGCAGTGTTTTCAGTTAGGGGTGCATTAGTTGGTATTGGTGCTGGTGTTGTTATAAAATCATTTGTTGATACAGGAAGAAGTGTTGAAGATTTACAAGTTAGATTAAAACAATTATTTGGATCTGCACAAGAAGGTGCAAAAGCTTTTGATGTAATGGCAAATTTTGCAGGCAAAGTTCCTTTTTCACTAGAGCAAATTCAAGCAGCTTCGGGAAATTTAGCAGTTGTTGCTGGAGATTCAGATAGATTAGCAAAAATTTTAGAAATCACAGGTAACGTCGCAGCAGTTACAGGAATTGATTTTCAAACTGCTGGTGAACAAATACAAAGATCATTTACTGCTGGTATTTCATCTGCTGATATTTTTAGAGAAAAAGGTGTAAGAGATATGCTTGGCTTTAAAGCTGGTGCAACTATTACAGCAGAAGAAACTATAAAAGCATTTGAAAGAGTGTTCGGAAAAGATGGTAAATTTGGTGGTGCAACAGATGAACTTGCTAATACATTTACAGGAACATTATCAATGCTTGGCGATAAATTATTTAACTTTAAAAAGAATGTTGCTAATGCAGAATTTTTTAGTTCTTTAAAAGGAGAATTTAAAGACTTAAATAAATTTATTGAAGAAAATGCAGATGCTTTTGAAACTATATCTGAAATTATTGGTTCTGTATTATCTAGTGCGGTCAAACTATTTTCAATATCTATAAAAAGCGTTGCAACAGCAGTTGGTGGTGTTCGTAGTGCTTACGAGGGTTTGTTAAACATACTTAACAAGATACCAGGTATTGATATTCAATTTATTAATAAACAACAAAGACAAATTTTAAGAGATTTAGACAATTATGAAGATAGCATTATGCGTATTGGTAAAGCACAAGAAAAAGTAAATGTAACTTTAGCCAAAGCAACAGAAGAAGTTAAAAAACAAAAACGAGAACATAAAAATATACATCAAGCATATATTAGTCATAAAAAACAAATTGAAGCAACTAATCATTTACACATAGATATACATTCTAAATTAAAAGCACAAAATGTTCAATTTAGTTTAAGTGCAGAAATATTTAGTTTAATGACTTCAACAGTTGAATCTTTTTCAAGAGGCATTGCAGAGTCATTAGTATTAGGTAAAAGCATGGCAGAAACTTTTAAAAATATTGCTAGAAATTTATTAATAGAAATTATTGCTAAGACAATTCAAAGAATAGCATTATTAACAATAGAAAAATTGTTATTAGGAAAATTGTTTGATCAGGAAAATGCTAGACTTAACACAGAAAAAAACATTACAAGTGAAAAGAAAAAACAAGTGGCACTTCAAGCAATGCTTATGGCAATGGGAGGTGGTGGTGGTGGAGGATTTTTTTCTTTTTTAGGATTTGCAAAAGGGGGTGCAGTATCAAAAGGCAATCCAGTAGTAGTTGGAGAAAATGGTCCAGAATTATTTGTACCTAACCAAACAGGACAAATTACACAATCTGCTAGAGGCACAGGTGGTGGAAGTGGTACAACAGTTAATTTTAATATTAATACAGTTGATGCAAGTGGCTTTGAAGATTTACTATTTAGATCAAGAGGAACTATATCAGCATTAATTAATCAAGCTGTAAATGAACAAGGTAGAGGAAGTGTAATTTAATGTCAGGTGCTTTTCCAATATCAACTGCTAAGTTTTCTACATTAGGAATTAAAAGTACACAAAACACTTTAGTTTCAATAACTGATAGTGGTAAAAAATTATCAAGACAAATTGATGGTCAAAGATTTGGATTTACTGCACAAGTTATAACTGCAAAACGATTAGATGTTTATGGAGAACTTATGGCTTTTATAATGAAACAAAGATCAAGCAAAGAAAACTTTACTATTATTCCACCAGAAGTTTCTAATGCTAGAGGTAACGAAACAGCAACGATACAAGTTAATGGCTCACACACTGCTGGAGATACTACTATTACTGTTAATGGCCATCACAATAACAACCCTAACGCATTTAGAAGTGGAGATTTTATAAAGTTTGCTAATCATACAAAAGTTTATATGATTGTAGCTGATGTAAACCCATCTAGTAATGCCTCAACTTTAACAATAGAGCCACCCTTAATATCAAATTTAGCAGATGACGAAGTTGTAACTTATGACAATGTACCTTTTACAGTTTATATGACAAATAGTATTCAAGAGTTTGGAGTAGTGGGTGCAACAAAAGATGGAGATGCTTTATATCAATTTGAAATTGATGTAGAAGAAGCACTATAGATGACAAAATATTTAGTGAGGCACTATGTTACTGCTGATTTTATAGCAGAAAAAATAGTAGATGAATCAGAAATAGATTCAGAAAAAAACAATTTAAAACAAAATACTATTCCAGATGGAAGTTTTAGCTTTATTATGGTAGAACAAAGCGAAAAGTTAATAAGAACAACCTACGAAAAATATGACGAGAGCCTTAACAACAGCAGTAAAGAACCAATTAGCAACAAATGATATAAGACCAGTTCATCTTATTAGTATTGGGTTTAGTACTCCTGTTAATATAACTGATTGTTCTTTTCCTTTAACTTCTTCAATATCAGGTTCATCAGTTACATATTCTGCAAGTGATTTTATATTAGATATATCTAGTTTTGATGAACAAACTGATATTACAAAAGGCACATTAAATCTTACTTTATCTGGTGTAAATACAACATACATAGCAGTTGTGTTAAATGAAAATGTTATAAACGATAGTGTTACAATATTTAGAGGAATATTAAATAGTTCTAATACACTTATTGCAGACCCTATATTATTATATGAGGGTAAGATAGATGGATTTGATGTTAATGAAAGCAAAGACTCAAGTCTAGTTAATTTAAAAGTAGTATCTCATTGGGCAGATTTTGATAAAAAGTCAGGTCGAAAAACAAACAATACATCACAGCAAAGATTCTTTAGTACTGACGTTGGTTTTGATCATGCCTCAGAAATGGTTCAAGATATTAGGTGGGGTAGAAAATAATGCAAGATATTATTTCACTTTATAGAAATTATAATAAATTTAATGTTTGTATAGATGATGATTTAGCATCTTATCTTTTACCAAGTATTAACTTAAATCAATATAAAAAACATTATTATAATAATGAATTAATAGGTTTTACTAATTGGGCTTTATTATCTGATAATGCACACAACAGATTTAAACAGACAGCAATTATTAATAATGAAGATTGGAATTCTGGTAATCATCTTTGGCATATAGAAACAATATGTAAATCAAATCTTAATAAAATAATGAAATGGACTAAATCCTTTTTAACTGAACAATTTGGAATAGGAAAACAAATTAATTGGTTAAGAATAAAAGATAATAAAATTGTTCGAGTTGTTACAAGAACTACAAAAAAAGGTTGGTTATAATGGGTGGTTTTAATCCTTTTAAAATTATAAAAAAAGTTGTAAAGCCTGTTGTAAAAATAGTAAAAAAGGTTGTTAAAACTGCTGTAAACGTAGTTCAAAAAGCTGTTTCATGGGTTACACCATCTTTTCCATCATTTGATGCTGGTGGCACAGGTAGTGTAGGTTCGTTTGGCTCATCAGCTATGGATAATTATGAACAAGGTATCATAATTAATAAACAATCTAATGACGCATCTATTCCTGTTGTTTATGGAGAGAGAATGGTTGGTGGAACAAGGGTATTTTTAAGGAGTTCAGGAAATTCAAATAATTATTTGTATATGGCACTTGCTTTAGCAGAGGGAGAAATAAACTCTGTAGAACAAATTTATGTTGATGATACACTTGTTGGCTGGTCAGGTGCTTTAACACACGGAACAACAAGAAATTCATATGCTGGAAAATATGGAACTAATATTTTAGTTCAATGTTTTATGGGTAAAGATGATCAAGTTGCTAGTAGTCTTTTAACTCCTGTATCTGGTTGGGGCTCTAATCATAGATTAAGAGGTGTTTGTTATTTAGCTTTTAGGTTTAAGTGGAATCAAAATAAATTTAGTGCTATTCCACAAGTCAAAGTTAAAATTAAAGGTAAAAAGGTTGTTACACTTGATTCTAATTTAAACGAATCATCAGAAACTTTTTCAACAAATCCAGCATTTTGTATTTTAGATTATTTAAGAAACACAAGATATGGAAAAGGTTTAGCAACAACTGATATTGACTTACAAAGTTTTTATGATGCTTCACAAGTTTGTATTACACAAGTAACGCCTTATTCAGGTGGTAGTGATATTAATATATTTGATACTAATTTTGTGCTTGATACAGGAAGAAAAGTAATTGATAATTTAAGAGAACTTATAAAAGGTTGTAGAGGATATTTACCATATACTCAAGGTAAGTATAAATTAATTATAGAAACAACAGGCTCTGCATCTATAACTTTAACAGAAGATAATATTATTGGTGGTTATGTTTTATCAAGCCCAGATAAAAATTCTAAGTTTAACAGAGTTATTGCTACATATATTAACCCAGCTAGAAATTTCCAAGTAGATGAGGCACAGTTTCCACCTATTGATGATTCTGGATTACCAAGTGCAGATCAACACTCAACAATGAAAACTGCTGATGGTGGAGTATTGTTAGAGGGTCGTTTTGAGTTTCCGTCATTAACTTCAACATATCAAGCAGAAGAAATGGCAGAAATTATTTTAAGAAGATCAAGGGAAGCATTGGTATTACAAATAACAGCAGACTTTAATGCATACGATTTAGCGATTGGAGATATAGTAGGAATAACACATAGTTCACTTGGTTTTTCTGCTAAAAATTTTAGAGTTCTATCAATTACATTTAATGAAGATTATACAATTAGTTTAAATTTAGTAGAGCATCAAAACTCACATTATACATGGACATCAAAATCTGAAATTAGTTCAACACCTACAACAACTTTACCAGACCCATTTACAACAATAAATTTATCAGAAGTTAGTAATTTTTTAACTGTGTCAGATACTATCGTTGCTTATAATGATGGTGTTATTATTACTAAATTGTTAATTGATGTTTTACTTTTAGATCAATCTCAAGGATTTAGTGGAGATGGTACAGAGTTAGACCCACCAGATGCATTTTTTGATTATTTTGAAGTAGAAATATCTGAGGACAATCAAACATTTACAGAAGTAGGCTCAGGCAAACAATCAAGATTTGAAGTTTTAAATGTTAAAGATGATACTTTGTATTATGTAAGAGTTAGATATGTTAATACAGCTGGTGTTAGATCAGATTATATAACTGCTAGTCATACTGTAGTTGGTCAATCTGCACCACCTAGTAATGTTCAAAACTTTTCAATTAATGTAGTAGGCGATCAAGCAATATTAAGTTGGGACGCAGTAACAGATTTAGATTTGTCTTATTATGTTATTAAACACAATTCTAATACTACAGGTGCTACATGGATTAACTCTAAAAATATAATAGATAAAATTGGACGACCAGCAACTACTGTTACAGTTCCTTTTTCTAGTGGAACTTATTTAATCAAAGCAGAAGATAAGAGAGGAAATCAATCACTTATTGAGACTTTAATTGTTTCAAATATAGAAACAGTTAACTACACATTAGAAACTACTATTAACGAACACACAGCATTTTCTGGTAGTAAAACAAATGTAGAAGTAGTTCAAAAAAATTCAGTTAATCATTTAGGTTTAACTGCAACAGGAACATTAGGAGTAGCATCAACATCTGTTCAAAGTTCAGGTACTTATGAATTTAATAATACAATTACATTACCAGCAGTATTTAAAGCTAAGTTTGAATCTAATGTTTTACAAATTGTAGAAGATGTTGCAAATTACATTGATGCTGGACGACCAAGTAGTTCAACTTTAATAGATAGTGGTAGCCCAGACCCTTTTGATGGAAAGACAGTTCAAAATTCAAATACAATATTACAAATAGCAACAAGTGATGATAACGTTACTTTTAGTGCTTTTCAAAACTTTACAACAGGAGAATTTTCAGGTCGTTATTTTAAATTTAAGGCTTTATTTACTTCTGCTGATCAAGATTCAAGAACTCTAGTAAACACACTTTCAGTTACAGCTAGTCTAAAAGAAAAATTAGAATCAGGTGCAGATATTGTTAGTGGTACAGGTGGCAAAACTATTACATATTCTAGTGCATTTAGATTAAATCCAGCAATTATAATTAGTGGTCAAAACATGGCAACAGGAGATTTCTTTACAATTACAAATAAAAGTACAACAGCATTTACTATTGAATTTTTTAATTCCTCTGGTACAAGTATTAACAGAACGTTTGATTTCCAAGCGAAAGGAACAGGATAATTTATGTCACAAGTATCACAAATAGCGATTGATAACCAAACATTCGCAACTTTTAGAACAACATTAAACAGTAGTTTAAATGCGATAAACACAGGTCATTTAGGTGGCTCAAGACCAAGTTCTGCTGTAGCTGGGACTATTTGGTTAGATAATTCAGCAACTAACACAATAGCCATGAAATTGTTTGATGGCTCAGATGATCTAACATTATTTTCAGTAAATACATCAACCAACGCAATAACACTTCCTAGTGGTGTTTCTATTACAGAAACTGACCCAAGTGCTATTCCATTTGCAATCGCTTTAGGGTAAAAGGATAAAATATGGCTAATAATTTTAATGATTCACAAGCAAGTTTAACAAACGCAAACTTAACTGATATTTTTACAGCTAGTAATAAATCTTTAGTTATTGCTGGAACTATTTCAAATACAACAACAACTTCAATTTTAGTAAGTTTAAAAAAATATGATAACTCAGCAAGTGCTGGAAAATTTATATTTGAAAATGTACCTTTACCAACAGGCTCATCTATTGAACTTCCTAAAATAGTTTTACAAACTTCTGACAAAATCCAAGCACAATCAGATAATGCTTCTGGCCATGCTGATGTTCACTTACAACTTTTAACAGATGTATCATAATGGGATATTTGGGCAACGCACCAGCACTAGCTTATACATCATTTGCTAAGCAAGACTTTACTGTATCAGCGACTACAAATTATTCTTTAGACCACCCTGTTGCGAACTCTAATGAACTAGCTTTGTTTATCAATTTTGTTCGACAAGAACCTACAACTAGTTATTCAGCAAGTGGTACTACATTAACACTAACAGAATCTACATCAGTTGGAGATGATATGTACTGTGTGTATTTAGGTAAAGCTGTTCAAACTGTAAATCCACCAAACTCTAGTGTTGGAACAAGTCAATTAGTAGATGGTGCTGTTTCAAGTAGTAAATTAAGTTCTGGTAAAGTTTTACAAGTA